CTGAACTAAGTAGCAATTTAGGAAATGTAAAAGCAGATTTAACAAAAGCAAATAATAATATTGCAATCATAAACAGTAATCTGATTTCAATCGTAGAACGTGGAACCAAAAATAACTACAATTACACAAAATATTCCAACGGCGACATGGTTATGTGGAGTAAATATACTTGGAATACCAATCTTGCAGCCGATTGGTATAACTGGTATTTTGCTTCTAGTGCTGCGGTTGGTTTTCCAGTAGCATTCAAACAAGCGCCTTTAATTATAGTATCTCCGGCAAAGACTAACGAACTGTATGGTCTTGGAGTTACCGAAGTGACTACAACCGGGTACAAGCTTACAGCATACAGTCCAAAGCAAGGAATGTGTTATGTACAAGCTGATATGCTTATAATCGGTAAATGGAAGTAATGCATTCAGTTCTTTTTGTATAAAACGAATGCATTTAACAATGCGTTACATGCACCAGTTCCAAAATTATGTCCTTTTGTGTAAATCAAATTACTTCCACTATTGTAATAGCATGAGGAAACATTAATCCATACATCCCAATTTCCAACCAAATCATAACCAATAATGCCGACTGGAGTATAGCCACTCACTGTTGGCGCTTTAATGTAACATTCAAAATCCTTTCCTGCGCCAACGTTTATATTACTCTTTACCGTTACATGCTTTACAGACAGTAAACTTTTTAAATTATTGCTCATTGTTGTTTCTGCATTTTTTAATTTGCTACTTAGTTCAGAATCCCTCCTTTGACTGGTTGATAAAGTTACATATATAAAAGCGCATAACAAAAACACCCGACCAATGCCGAGTGTAAATAAAGGAATTTATTTACTTATGCGCTTAAATATTTAAAGTGATGATACCGTACACCTTCCTGATTCACTGTACAATATCGCATGGTTGTCTCTGACTTTGCGTGTCCCGCAAATATCATAGCCTCCTGTAGAGGCATTCCGCGGTTCAATGCATTTGTCAGAGCCGTCCTCCGGAATCGATGCGGATGCGCATTTTCTACGCCCGCCTTCTCTCCGATCCGCCGGATGATATCCTCAATTCCTGTTTTCGTCAGCCGGCTATTCGGTTTCTTACTTCCGACAAATAGTGCCGGATCATTGTCTTTTCTGCTTTCCAGATATTCTTTCAGGTACATGTTGGTTCGTTCATTGATGTACACCGTCCTTTCTTTCGCTCCTTTTCCATACACGATCAGCTCTTTATTCGCATACCGGATATCTTCCCTGTTAATCTCTGAAAGCTCCGATACTCTGACCGCTGTGCTATATAGAAATTCTAGTAACGCTTTATCCCGAAGACTGCTGCATTTACGCAGCATCCGCTCCCGTTCTTCATCAGTATATGGTTTCCGGATCTTCTTTTCTACTTTTATAGATTCCACCAGCACCATCGGATTTCTCCGAATTCGGTCACGATCTCGCAGCCATCCGAAGAAACTGCTATACACTGCCCGGACATTCTTTAATGTCTGGTTTGCTACCTTGCGGATCATTTTATAAGTCCGCATGAATCCAGAGATATCTCCTGAATCTATGTTCTTCACCGGCTTATTGATATAGGTCAGTAACCGAACTAGTTCATACCGATATTGCTTCACTGTCTTTGATGCTTTTCCTTCCAGTGCTTTACTCATCAGAAACTCTTCCAGCTCCACTTCCCAGCTCCTGTCTACAACCTGCAGATCCGTTTCCTGGATTACTCTGCACCCGGTAAATGTCATCTGCAGCACTTCTTTTAGCTCCCGTAGCTGTACTTCATCAAGAATCAGCTGCATTCTTCGCAATACATCCATTATTTTCGCTTCCATACATTGCTCCTTTTTGCTTTCAGTATATCAACTGGCGTACTGAATTAAGTAGCAATTTAGTAAAAACGGCTGTGTACATGAATAATGGTGCATACAATATCGCACCAAGCAACTCGGAATTTCAAGGAACTGATTTCAGTAAAAAGATTCTTGACAATATAGGACTTGTGCATAATTATGATGCTACGAATTACAAGCATACTTTTACAGTTCCGCAAGATGGTATATATCTAATTCATGCGTATATGAACTTCCAACAAGGAGTTGCAAAACAATTGAGTCTATACGCAAAATTGGAAAGAAACAATGTGGAGCAGTCAAGACAGTCTAAGCTCATAGGACCTTATAATGGTGCAGATTTTATGTTTCTCAACGAAATCAACGCTGGAGATAAAATACGGTTTACTGTTCTGCAAAACTCCGGAAGCGTTATACAGGTTTCTGGTGGATGTAGGCTAAATATTATTCGTATGGGAAAATAAAGTTATAAAAACACTGAATATTCGTACTGTAAATTCCCTGCTTATGCACCTAAAGCAGGGATGTATAATGTGCAGGTAAACATCTTATTTTGGAAAATGGAAATAATTATGCCTTTACATATGAACAAAATCCATTTTTAACATACAAAATATGAACGAACAATGTAACCGTTGCGGTTCCATTTCCAAAGTTATGTCCTTCAATCCCAAATTGATTACTTGTAGAATATCTTACAGCCGTAGATACATTTAACCAAAGATCGTAATCGCCATGAAAATTCCATGCTAAAACCTCTAACGGATAATAGCCAGGTATTGTCGGCAAGTCCCAGGCCCATCGAAAATCAGAATTAGCAGCAACCTTCAAATTTGTTTTTGTGATTTCAACATTTTTGATTATATTATTCATTGCTGTTATTTTGCTACTTAATCCAGAAAGTCCATCCGTCACACTCAACAAACTCTTCACTTCTGTAACATTGATTCCATCATAATGCACTTCAAAAGCCGGGCATTCATCCACAAGATCTCCACTCTGCAAATTTCCCGAAGTGTATGCCGGTACTGCCGGATTACTTGCAACTGGTTTTCCCTGGATTACCTTCCAACTGCAGTTTTCAACCTCTGTCTCTGCATTTCTGGTATACCGATTTACAATAAGATCAATCCTTTTCATTCCCTGACTACCATTTGTCAGTGTAACCTCATCATAAGTACCAATATCCACGCAAGATATACAGCCGTGATGCGCCATCATCCCACTTCGGATTTTCAGCAGATTATTACTGCTAAGTTCCGGCTTCAGATTCTCTCCGCTTGTTATAATATAACTCCCCTGCCCGATAATCCCCTCCAGCATCTGCCGGAACTGCTGCGAAGTCACATGTGGTGATCCGGTTCTTCCAGATACAATTTTCATTCTTCATCTTCTCCTTCCAGTTTATAAGTAATTGATTCCACATCATTCGTAATCTCATAAATGATATTTTCGATTGGTTTTGACATATACATCCCAGTCAGGTAATCCCTGCCACCGACAATATCTCCAATCCCAACCTCGATTCCAAGCTTTGCAACATCCATCTGAAATGTCTTTTTATTCATCAGCTTCTGCAATTGTTCCGCGGACGTTTTCTCCAGCTCTGCTGTTTCTGTGCTCGTATTTTCGTATACTGCTGAGATTTCATTCAGTCCTTTGTAATACTGCGTCTTTCCAATGCTTCCATCTTTCTGCACATACAGATGGAATATGTTCCTCTCCTGCATTTCCCCTTTTCCGGTTACGACCAGATGATTTACGCCATTTTGTTTATCATCCATCGTGAAATTCATTCGACTGTCCTGTGACAATTCAATCTGCGCAGAATAATCAGTAATCGGAACTGCTTCAATCAGAATATAACATGGTTCATCCTGTTCTTTGATCAACCGGATCTGCAGGCGGTATCCAACACTTTTCAGCATTTTGGTAAGACCTTCCAGTAATGTACAGTACCGGTCAAATTGAAAATTCTTTACAGATATACCCGTATCTTCTGATGAAACTCTGAATAATCCATCAAACTCCGGCTCGATCAGTGTTTTCATTACCTGATTCAGTTCTCCGGATACTGTTTTATAATCCGATCCGGCAGGCGGCTCGATCACCTTATACTGCAGTCTTCCCCGCCATGTGATTCCCTTCAGCTCCACATAATCCAGCGTTGTATCTGTCAGCACCTCTCCGATAATGCCTCCATATTCTGTCTCCGTAATATAGACATAGCTTGAAAAGGTCAGCTCCGGATACCAGTTCGACCTTGCAATCTGTACAGAAAATTCGTACTCGCCATTCGTATCCACTGTGATATTTGAGTCCAAAATCGCTCCCAGTTCTCTTCCATCACTATCTGCAAGAATTATGTCCTTTACCACGGCGGCTCCCTCCTGTTCAAAAATAAAGTCAGGTCAAATCCATAATCCCCGGACCAGTTAATATTTAAAAGCCCGGATGGTATTCTCTCGAAAACAGTTTGTTTCTGTGCTCTCTGATTAAATAAATTTTGTACCGTTCCATTCGTCAAATATCTTCGGATCGTTCTTCTCTGGCTATCTATGATCAGATATTCCCTGCTTTCAAGCGTCACGAAAAACTCATAAGGATAATCGTTGATCAGAATCTTCGGATTTACACATGGTCCGTAAATGATCATCCGGTACTCGCTTGGAATGATGTGATCAACATTCCATGCTGCGATTCCTCTTTTTTCTCCGGCAAAATCAAACGGATAGTCATACTGAAAGTCGATTCCGGATGCTGCCGTTTCTTCCAATTGTGGAAGAAACTGTCTTGTCGCTTCTACTACCCATACAAGCTCCGGAGCCTGGAAAGTGATCTCCACTTCCGAATACACATACCCCTTCCATCCTTCTTTTGCCGACTTCAATACCTTGCATCTTAAATACGCACCATTCACGTACAGCTTTCCGTAGGTATCATTTTCCGCATCAACCGCAATGATCCGGTATAACTGCTCCATATTCGCCTGGAACTCTTCCCGCTTTCCAAACACATCAATCGTCACTGTTTTTTCGTATCCGTCCGAAGACTCTGACCAGTCCGCATCGAACCAGTCAGTCTTCGTTGTACGAAAAGGAGCTTTTAAAAGATTCAGCTTTTCGCCGTTCATATTTTCATAATACACAATCATACCTGTGGCACTGCTCCTTTCGGTAATGGTCTGTCTATCCGTTTCGTATCCAGGAATACCGGCTTGTTGCCATTTTCTTTTGCAATCTTCCTCTGGATACGTTCAAATCTGTCGTAATCAAATCCCTGATCCTTAAAGATTGGATTATTCTTTATTCCGCCTACCGTTTTATCTGGATTAACGGATGTCGTAAGCTGTACACTTCTCTGCAGGCTCTGAACTGCTTTTTGTACTCCGGCATTCATGGATCCAACCGGAATATTCTTCTCAAATCCGATTCCCATACCAAGAGCCATCATCTTACCAACCTGGTCACGGAATACTCTCGATGGCGAATGAATACCAAGTGCATTTTTTGCCGCCTTTAATGCCTTATTCGCAGCAGATCTTGCTGCATCCATAATCACTCCCGCAGCCCCTGCCAATCCACTTGCAATTCCGGAAATGATATTCATACCGACACTGCCCCAGTTTACACTGGTAAATGCATTCTTGATCTGGCTGATCATGGATGGGATCTTACCAAGTAATGCCGGAATGCCCTGAACCAGTCCGACTGCGAGCTGTGTGATGATCTTCACACCGGTCTGTATGATCTTCGGCAAATTCGTGATAATCGTAGATGCCAGCTTGCCGATGATAACCGGTGCTTTCGCTGCCACCTGCGGAATCGCGTTTGCAATTCCCTGCGCCAAGCCTTCCATTAACTGTAATCCGGAAGTTATTAACTGCGGAAGATTACTGATCAGCGACTCAACCAGAGTCAGGATCATCTGTACCGCTGCCGGAATTAACTGCGGAAGTTGTGCGCCCAGGCTGCTTACCAGAGTTGCTATGATGCTTGCGCCTACGGAAATGAGCGATGGTAGATTTGCCGTAATCGCATTCATCAATCCCAAGATCAGGGTTGCACCTGATGAAATCAGTCCCGGAAGTGCTGCTGTGATTCCTGCTCCAAAGTTAGATATGATCTCCGGTCCTTTGGTCTGCGCCAGAAGCAGGATCTGGTCAATCTGTGTACCAAACTGACTGTAAACCAGTCCAAGACCGGCTACCACAACGGCTGCAACTGCACCGAAATTCATCAACCCTGCAAATGACGGAATAAAGCCGGCTACTGTTCC